TCAGACAAAGATATAAAATCTTTAAATTTTAACATTAAGTCTGGCCGTCATCCGTAGTTTCACGACTAGAATATCCAGCAGTCTTCTTACCTTCAAGAACTAATGTGTATGCGGCATTAGCAGTAAATCCAGTAGTAGACAATAAAATGCTACCTGCGGTGTTTGGCGCATTGTTTATGAATGGTGCCTGTAAACCTGTTGTTAAATCTACAACACCAGAACCACTTAAAGTTGCAATAGTTGTATTTGCGCCGCCATTAACTGAGTTAGCCCAAAATAAAGTAACTCTAGGATCCATGGTGGATGAAGTTCCTTTAGATACATTCCAAAACAATTTTGTGATTGATAAACGTGTGCTTCCATTACCATCAGACGCAATTAAAGTATTTGCGTTAACTTTAGTGATATTAGTTTCACCAGTTCCATCAGAAATGTTTGTTAACTTAACTGCCCATGCTGATGCATGATCTTTTAGCGTTTGTGAGGTTACGGTATCTGCCATTTTATTCTTCCGCTATAGTTTTTGCAAATGCTAAAAGTACTTCAACATCTTCTTCCAACTGATTCAAAAAGATTTCTTGATTGCTTTCATCTAGCTTGTCATACAAATCAGAAAGTAACTCAACATCAACATCTTCATTTCGACCTTGAATTTTGCCTTTTAATGTCTTTACATCTTGCTTGTTAGCTTTTCCTGTCGCTGTAATACGAGATTTTGTTCTGTCGGCAAGGGTATCATTAGATCCAACGGTGTGACCTGATCTTGGATAATGACTTTTAGCATCTGCGGCACCTTGAACTGCGGCCGCAGATTTTGCATCTTTAGTCTTTTTAGCGTGGTCTGCAAACTTCTGAGGATCGTGTGACTTACCATAGCTATAATCTGAATCAGGATCGGATGCTGATTTAGCTGCCTTGGCTAATGTTTTTGTTGACAATTCAGCAAGATCGTCTTCTTTCAATGCGCCACGTGCCTTTGCTGCCCGAAGCATATCTAATCTATCTTTAACACCTTTAATACCAGGCTTGATATCTTTAGCGGCTTTCTTTTCGGCTGCGTTAGGGTTACTAATGTGCTTCATTGTAGTCTTAGACTGATGACTTTCAGCTTCACCAAATGGTTGTTTATTGTCAAGTCTATCAGCAGGACGCTTGCCAGAACCTTTTTTAGTGTCGTGTGGTCCAACTTCTTCGGGCCCGACTTTTTCTAAATCTCCAGGGTCTTTAGTCTGAGCAAGATATGATACGGCTGCCATTTTATTGGCGATGCCATCTTTATACTTGACTCTTTCTACTTCATCCAACTGAATGAAAGATTTAAATGTCTTCATCTACATTTCCTTCTGAACTTGATTGAAACTCGGCTTCTGTGTTATTTGATTGTTCTTCATCACCATCTTCTCTAAAAATTGAACCAGCTAATTCCATTCGCTTAACTTCAATATGATTCTGTATCTTGTCGTTTAGTGCGTCAAGAATTGAGTTTTTAAACTCAGCCGGTCTTGCGTCATATGCGTGTTGAATTGCTGTTTGAATATTTTCCATGGTATATTTCCTATTATGTATGTTATTTATAAAATTTGAGAATTCTGGTTATTCAGATTCTTTGTCGCTTTTAGTATTTTCAATCAATTGTTCAAAGAGTGTAGTCATGGACTTAGCCAGTTCTTTTTGATCCGCGTCATCAATTTCTTTTGCAACTTCTTCTTTTTTTACACTCACTACAAGTTGTTGTGGTGGAGGTGGAGGTGGAGGCAAATCTTCTGCCACAGGTTCTTCGTCCATGTTTGCTTTGTCTTCTTGCATCTCTTTGTCCATTTTCTTTATATCTTCTTCACTCTGATGTAGAATGTTTGATCTGATATAATTAATGGAGAAATATTTGCCAACATATCCGTCAATGTCTGAAAGAATACTTAATCGATCTTTCATCAATTCGGCATTTTTGAGTTCGCTGAAATGTGAGTCTGATTGATAGTCATAGCTGATTTCTTCTTTCATTTGATCCCACTCTTTACGAGTGCAAACGCCTTTAAGAAGAAGCTGTGTTTCAAGCATCTTGTCAAATAAGTGCGAGAATCTCAAACGCAACCGTGAAATGAATTTACCAAACTTTAATTCATCTCTGCTGATTTCAGAGGCACGACCCAAAGAAAATCCATTGTCAGACTCTAAACGTGAAACTGGAACGTTTAGCGACTTGAACATCTTCTTTTGAAAGTACAATACATCATCAATCTCTCCAAGATTCTGTCCACCTTGTAGTGTGGTAATCTCAGTACCTTTGCCACCTTCTCTACGCGGCAACCAAAAGTCTTCCAACATTGTTTGAAATCTTCTGTCATCACGAATTTCACCAGTCTGTGCATCATAAACTAATTTGTTTTTATACTTCTGCATGATTTCACGCAAGTATTGCTCTGCCTTCATCTTGGGCAAATTACCTACGTCAATGTAAAAGATTCTACGTTCTGGTGCCCTTGAAATACGATAGATGACTGTCGCATCTTCAAGCATACGTAATTGATTAAGTGGCTTGATTGCTTTGTGTAGATGAGAAACAATTACTTTGCCATCTTTATCTGTGATACCTGAATTGGTGTAACAAACTGAGTCTACTGCAATTTTGATACCCTGCGAACCATCTCTAGCGAATCCTTTATCGGAATAAATAAAGTATTCGTGAAACCGTTGTGCTACGTCTGCTGTTCCGGGACGATTATCGCTTCTTTTGTTTTCACGCACTTTACGAATTTTACGCGGATCAATGTAACGAACTTCTTTCAATCCTGATCTAGGATTCTTTTCGTCAATGACCATGTGATAATATAATCTACCATCAACATACCATCTACGAAAGATATCATAGCCCTGATTGTTGAAGTCAAGAAGTTTCATAATGTAATGATATTCATCACGAATTTTTTTCTTGATTGATTCTGGTTGTTCAAGTTTATCTAAAATGATTTGAACTGGATAATCACCGTCTTCAAAAACTAATGATTCATTCACAATGTCTTCGATAGCCGCATCACATTCTGGTTGAAGTGCCATCTCACGATACTTCTTAATTAAATCTGCATCTGTTCTGATTTGACCTTCAAGGTCCATGTACGTACCATAGACACCACCGCCAGAAATTGCAACGGATGCATCGTCATCGGTAGGTGGAACAAACGATTTTAACTGATCCGCTTCAGCATCATCTTTACCAATCTTATAACCAAAAAGTTTTATCGCCATATTTGAGTCTCTCTAAAAAAAATGGGGGCCGTAATAGCCCCCATTGTTTGACAACTATTACGCAATTATTTATGTTGCGTAAAATTCATTATTTAATTCTTTTTATGATGACGCGGCATCAGGTTCAGCATCTGCGACACCAACATCAAGATAGTGATATTGGAATGTGACAGTAAACTCTTGAACTGCATCCGTAGTGTCGTAAGACAAATCAATAGCAGAAACATCAGTTGGAAACGCATCAAACAATTTATATATTCTAGCGACTGTGCCATCAGGTTTTAATTGATTGACAGTAATAGTGCAACGATATGAATCTGTGCCATCTCTTAATGTTTTTTCTCCGTCAACATTAACAATGCTGTTCAACCAATTGTCAAAAGATTTGCGAATGTCTTGAGAGTCATCATTAATGAATGTTGCCGTCCAGTCTGCATATGTTCTATCGCCAGGAATCTTAATGCGTCTTCCTCTGAATGGAACTTCAATAACGCCTAACGTAAATGCTGGAATAGCACCAGATTTACACAGAATAGGAACGTTAGCTAAATCAACACCTGTTATTGTTTCTTCAACTTCAATTTCCATGCGAAATAAATTTGCTTTTGATCCACCATTTAGTTTTTCTCTAAACGTATCAATACTGAAAAAATTTGTGTTTTCGATTGCCATTTTTTATTCCTTATTCGAATGTAAAGTAGTCGTAAGACCAAGTTACAGTAAACTCTTCAAGAGTGTCTGTAGAGTCATAAGACAAATCAATAGTGCTGATATCTTGTGGCCAACAGTTGACTAGCGTATATGAATATACAACATCACCTGCTTGATTGAGTTGTTCAACTAAAATAGTAGAAAAGTCTGTTGCTGTTCCACCAGTTCTAGCCTTGGAAGTTTCTGAATTATAATCAGTAACTCCATATTCTTTTTGCAAGTCTTCTAATGCTTCTCTGATTTTGTGACCGGAGTCATTGATAACTGTTGTTGTCCAGTCAGCGAATGTTCTATCTCCAGCCGCTTTAAATCTTCTGCCTGCTGAGAATGGAACTTCGATGACGCCTAAAGTTGAGCCTGGCAGTTGGGCTGCCTTGCACAAATAACTAAAATCTTCATCTGAATCTGTTGTAGCTAATCCTGTTAAGGTAACTCTAAACAAATTTGAACGGGCGCCCGTATTAAGAACGTCCTTCAAATTTTGAATTGTTGTAATTGCCATATAATTCTCCTTGTGTGTTCTCTATTATTTATGCGGCAATTTCAGCAAATGTAGCGGTACCTCTTACAGAGACAAAGTTAAGTTGAATGAAGTTAACAGAACGAATTGGCTGTACAAAAATATCGCAAACAAATTCGTTAGAATTTACTACATCTTCTGGATTGTTTGTTGCGTCACAAATAACTCTGAATGCTGTAATACCTCTTCTAGACTGAACGCTTCTCAAGTAAGGAACAACTAGACTTACGAAACCACTTCTTGTTGTTGCATCATTTTGGTCAAACAATACATTGTCTGCGGCTTGTCCAATTGTCTTTTGCAATTCAATGAACAATCTACGAACGTTAACACGATTCATTGAAGTGTTTTTCAATGTGAATGTCTTGTCGCCAAACAAAACTGTACCTTGACCAACTTGTGTAATCACTGGATTAACTGCGGCTTTGTACAATGTATCTCTGTCAGCTTGTGTTGGATTGTATGCTAAACGAACTAAGTTTTGAATACGTCCATTGCTGAATCCTGCTGGAGACAACCATGGCTCACGTTGAAAATCGTTACGTGCCATGCAACCTGCTGTGTCAGCATTCAATGGTACATAAACGTATGCGTCATTGTATTTGTCGTACTGATATTTCCAACCGCTGTCTGCAACTGCATATGTAGAACGTGTAACTGTGTCTGCCCATGTAGTGATAGCAGATGCTTCAGAACCAGCGTTATTAACAACGTTTGCTCTCAATGGAGATACACAAACAACAACGTCTTTTCTAACTTCAGCAACGTCAGCAATAATTCTGTTTGTTACTGTAGCAGATGCTTGACCAGCTACGATAATAGATGCTGGAACTTCTTGCTTGTTTGAAAGCAATACGTAAGATGTTGATCTGTCGCCATCTGTCAATGTGTTACCATCAGAACCACCAGCTAAAGAATATGTCTTAGGTGTAGTTACTGATGTGTAAGTTGTGCCAGACAATGTGTTACCCCAATTAGAGCCAGCATTGTCGTGGGCAGCCCACCAAACATAAGCAGAACGATCATTAACTACATCTTTGTAGTAATTGCTACCACCAGAATCTGCTTTAGCATTAGAACCTTTAGAAAGATATCCAAATTTCTCTAAAACTGTATTTGCTGTACCAGTGATTTCGCCTGTTCTATCTTGAATAACAACGTGCAATTCATCGCCAGATGCGCCTAATGCGGCACCATTTGTAGATGTTCCTGGTGCAGAATCAAACTCACTAAAGAATTCCCAACGGCGTGTTCCTGAAACAGCAGTAGCACCAGTTAAGTGTGCAGATTCTAATGTAAATGATGTTGCATTAGCAATCGCAACAACTTTAGTTGAACGACCAGACAATACAATAAAATCACCAACTTGCATTTGTGTATTTGCGAGGCTTCCCGAACCA